GCTATGGGTGCTGTAGAAGCAGCTTATGAGCTGCTTCCCTGGTCATGGTTAGTCGATTGGTTTACGGATGCTGGGACTATTATCTCAGCAAACTTAAACTCTCTCGACCTCCTGCACAGTGGGATGTGTATTATGCAGACCTCTCAAATAAAGAGGAAAGCAACGTACCTTCCCATGGCTGCCCGATACGCGAACATCGAAATTAAACCGATGACGCGTACTCGAACCGTCAAGGAGCGACGAATAGTCACTACCTTGATACCTGTTCCTATGTTGCGGTGGCCTATCCTCACGGGTAGGCAAGTGTCAATAGTCGGCGCACTTTCTGTAGTGAAAGCTTCACCTACAATACGTAGGCTGTTGCGATCTCTCGGAAGAAAGTCCGACTAAAGTTTTTAGATCAGGATTTTCCCATGTTAGGAAACACACTTGTGATCAATGACGGGTCTCCCCGTACATTGGTCAAGATCAACCAGGATGGATACTCGAGTGAGTACTACCTGCGAACTGCAACACACATTTTTCGTGCCTTTATCCGCCATTCGCGGACTAAAGCTACGGGAAATGTTCCATCTTATGATCGGCACAATGTCGAGTTTGTGAAAACAACACTCGCCACTGTTTCCGTTCCTGAGTTCTATGAGAAATTCTACTTTGTAGACGAACGTCTTGCTGGAGATACGGATGTATCTCTTGCAGACGCGGTGGCTGACCTCGCTATTGCGAGTTCAAACTCATTTCTCAACGATATCGCCGGCTGGCAAAACTAGCCAGTCGTCGATAATGGTCGTTGCGGTGATCTTTAACCTAGTAGGTTAAAGATGATCTCTGTGTTTCCCTACGTCGTAGAACATCCGCACTCTCCTACAAGGAAAATGCCAATGTTGAAAAGCTACGAGGGCCTGAGCCTGATTTGGGAAGCATTGATAGCTGATGCTATCGATGCTTTCCCGACACTGAGGCGCGAATTGTCGAAAGACAAAGAGCGCTTCACGCATTCGATGAGATGCCGAGGTTTGTCAACTATACTAGTTGACCTACCAAAATTAGCAAAGCACTTTGATCGGTGCCTAGCTAACGGCGCGTACTTCCATCCCTCACTTCCCCTATCAGGGGGGCGAGGAGGTGGGTGCAAAACACCTAAATTCTTAGGTGGACTGTACTTACGCGTATTCTCATCAGATGGGTGTTTACGGGACGATGTGGATATCGAAGCTGTCTTCTTCATCCGCCAACTTCTGTTGGTGGGTAAGAAATACGACATCGAGTGTCCACAAGCTGCGAAAGTGAAAGTTGTTAATGACTTTCTCGATTGCAACTCAGGTCTACCAAAACCTTCTAGGTTCTGGGAGACAACGGAGGTCGCACAATGCGCACCGCCGTCTACTGACGTCCCTCCAGGTTTCGCTCGAGCAGCGGCCTGGATTTCCAAGGAGTTAGGTCACTATGACCCAGATACCTGGAAATGTAAACACGGACCAGGGGCAATCTCACGTCCCGACTTCCTCCTCCGCTCAAAATATGAGTGGACGAGTTGGTCAAACAGACTTGAGAAGCGCTTTCCCATTGCTGACCATGGCTTCCATAGCCATAGCAGCTGGGCTAGTTGGGCATCTGGTGACACGGAGTTCTGCAATGCAGAACCTCGGAGCACCGTCTGCCTGGTCCCAAAGACCTTTTCTGGACCGCGGCTTATCGCCGCGGAGCCCGGAGAACACATGTTTATCCAACAGTCAATGTTGCGATTCTTCATGTGCCGAACTGCAGAGTCGGCCCTATCCCGATTCGCGGATTTCCGCGATCAGAGTAGGAACCGGACCCTTTGTAGGTCGGGATCTGAGACTTCTACCCTCGCGACGGTGGATTTATCCGCCGCCAGCGATACGGTAGCAACTTGGCACGTTGAGGAGCTTTTTAGGAGCAATCCTAAATTGCTTTCTCACCTGTGCGCCGCGCGTACCCGTTTTCTCGTTCAGGATGTGTCTCACGACAGACCTGAAGAGTGTAGCTTACATATGTACGCTACAAGCGGGAATGCCACGACCTTTCCGGTTGAGACTCTCGTTTTTCTTGCTGTTGCACTGTCAGTTTGCGCTGAAGTGCTCCAGTGTGATTACAAGAGTCTCGAAGGAAAGGTGTCCGTCTTCGGGGATGATATAATCATCCCCGTGGAGTGTCGATCGTCTTTTGAGTACTGGATGGCCCGAATGGGCTTTCGCATCAATGCCGCAAAAAGCTACTTTGAAGGAAACTTCAGAGAGTCTTGCGGTCTTGACGCCTTCAAGGGAGTGGACGTAAGTCCATTCTACTTGAGAGGTTGGTACTCACGAGACAACGCATCTTCGCTGCCACGGATGGTTTCAGCGTACAATAACGCTCTGAAAAGAGGGTTATTCCATACGTGTGAAGCCATACGGTTGACACTACCCAGGGGTTTACCTTGGGCACCATCAAGCAGCTTAGATGAGTCGTCCCTAAAAACGTTCATACCTAGGCCTGCATCTCACCCAATAAGGTGGAATGCAGCATACCAAAGGTACGAACGGCGCTCTCCGCTAGTTGTTACTAGAGAGAGACGCAAGAAGGTCGACGGAGATGTCGGATTGTTTGCATGGTTCAATGAGAACCCGGGTCCACTTTTTAAGTGGAGTCCTACAATCGGACGTCGCGGTAGGCAAGTAATTGCCTATCGCTGGTTGGACCACGATGCCGGCGTTGCTCAGGCGCCGCGCTAGTGTTCCCC